TGGAACTGACTGTATGAGTGACAGGGGAAGAAGTCGTGACAGTTGTACCAATAACAGTTTCTGTTTCAATATTTGATATACCCTCAATAAATGTCTGGTTAGCAGTCCCAAGTCTGAAGTCAAAACCTACATCTTTATAATTAAAATCACTATCTTGCGGTGAAGTATTGCTTGCGGCCTCTTGTAAAACCTGTGTACCATTTAAAAAAATATCTTTTTTAAAAGCGTTAAAGTATGCAGTTGAGGTCTTATCTGTTATACCAGCCTTTGATGCTGTTGCTGATCCCTCCAGTGGTCCCTCCCCAAGCAACTCCACGATTGTATTAAATTGCTTTGAAGATAATGCACCACTAGGTAAATCAGGGTTACTAAATACTGTATTCTGATCAAATTCTTGTATAGCCATCAGTTGTTACCCTCCACTTGTACAGTATCAACTCCATTAGAAACCACAATAGAGCCAACTAGAATTTCTCCATATACTAAATTGACTGGAACACCAGCGTTGCTTATATTTGTCAGACCTGTGAAAGAATAGTTTGAAGCCAAAGCTGCTGGGTCTAAACTATCTTGTTGGCTAGTAGGTGACATTGTATTTTGTTGAGGTGCAAGCATACTTGTCACCCCATCAATAAGCATACTTGTTCCTATACTTGTCAGAGCACTTGTAAGAAGTGTTCCTGCCAATGTTGCTCCAAAAGTTGTTGCAGCAATAGCCGATGACCCCCACAATGCACCAGCACCTAAAAGAATTGGAAAGAAATTTCCATGAACAAGAGGAATAATTCTTATATCTTCTTCAGTATGTAGATTTAGTAAATCCTCTGTTATAACTTTTTTACCGCATTGTATTGTGTAATGTTGTCTTGCCATATGTTCCTCTACTCCTAAAAAATTACACTTTAAAAAACTTATTGCCTCTCTAGGTGTATTCAGGTCAACCTCAAACTCAGCCTGACCTAAAAACTTTCTTAAAGTGCCATAAACTTTAATTTTTTTTAACATCTATTTCTTCAGGTCTGATTACTGCTATTTTATCTGATTTTGGCGAAACGAGGAAAAAAGGTAAATCAATCGCCTTACAACTAAATCTATCAGTTTCTGAAAATTCAAGAATATCTTGAGGATGACTATGCACTATCCCAACAATTTCATCTACTGTATCTTCAATATCAGCCCAATCTAAAGGGTCTATTACAAATGATTCAGCTTTAAATTCGTTTGATATGTTTTTACAAGGAAAATAAATTTCTTTATGATCTTTTATTGCAACAACACCACAAGCCTCGTCTGGGTCACACTCTTTTGCGTGATTAATTGCATCTTGTTTCCAGCAGTAATCCATTATCTATTTATGTATGTACCAACTCCAGCAAACTCATTCCTAGTGACTTGTCTTCTTGGTAATTTTAAATTTGCTTGATCCAAAGCACCCACGAGTTCAAACTGTACAATCTCTCTTGATTCGTTGGTTTTTCTATCTATAAAAAATATTTCTTGAGGTAATTCATTAGATGATGGTGTTCCAAATGGATTGCTACCTCCAGAAAAATTTGCTGCGTCAAGTTCACTTGCATGAGTTGTTATTCTGGTTAGCTTGGCATCTGCTAAATCATTATGAGGTGTTGTCAGATTAACAATTATTAATAAGTCAGTCATTGTAATTACTGAACCGCTTCTTGTAATGCCACCTAAATTTGCAATTGTAAGGGTAGGTCTAGGAACTTGACCTCTTCCTGTAAATTCAGCACCTTCAAATAAAATAGGTACTCTTTGATAAGAATTTCCTTGCCAAATTATTTCTGCATTTGAGTTCATACTAGAACCAGCATGAAATCTGAATGTAGTAGGCACACTTGATGGGTTTCCTGTTGCATAATGCAATCCTTCTACAAGTTCCAATACAAACAATTCTATTCTGGAACTAGGATTCAGCTTTTGTAATTCAGAAACTGGTATCGCCATTATGGTTCTGCCACCTCTTCAAAAGTTAAATTCATAGTAACTCTATTATTTAAAATTGCTGTTCTGCTTCGTCTCGTGCATATAAATTTTAATGCTGAAGAATGATGTGGAGGCGTAAAGTCAAAGTTTGCCTGATCGTCAAATCTTGCATCTAAAAAAGTGTCTATTGTTGTTGCGTCTGTAGTAGATACATTAAAAGTTAAATTCAATGTAATTAGCCGTTTATTTGCTGGCAGCCCAGAAACAAAACGCTGTTCATAGCCATCACCTAATTTTATGCGTATGCTGTCCTGTTCAACAGTTTCCTGAGTCGAATATTGAGGAGTGATACTTGGAAAAGTTGCCATTATGCTAATAAACCTCCAGCACGTTTTTGTTTAATAAGCTCCGCCTGTATTGCACCAGCAAGCTGTTGACCTAACTGATTACCTTCAGCAGATGAGCCACTCACAGCAGATCCTGAGGCATCTACATTAACAGTAATTACATTTGTAACACTATCTCCTCCACCAAGTTTGTTGTTCGGGATTACATTGCCTCCTTTTGATCCCATTTGTAACAACTCAGGGCCTCTTTCTCCTACAACATAAGCACCACCAGCAGATACAGGACCACCTCTTGCTCTTCCAAACAAACCAGATAAAAAACCACCTCCAAAACCTTTACCGCCACTTATTGCTTTACCTATTCCACTAATAGCTTTATTTAAAGCAAGATCAATAAGTCTCTTTTTAAGATTACCTAATACATTTTTCATAGCATCACCAAAAGATTTTGCTCCTGTAATAGCATCTGACAAATTAGAAACTAAATCATTTCTTACAGATTCACCTATACCTTTAAAAGTTTCTTTCAATTTATCGGCTTCTTCTTTTGCTTTTTTTTCTGCCTCTGTAAGTTGCTCTACTCCTGTCTTAATTTCTCCGTTAGTTTGTACAATCTTATTTTTTGCATCTAATTGTTCTTTTACTGTATTTGTAATTTCTCTTTCAATACCAGAAAACTCAATTAATCCTTCTTTTATAAATTCTAAATCTTTACCAAAATCTTTAAATGGATTTTCAAAATCTTTAAATGGGTTTTCTAATTTTCCTAAACCTAAATCAATTTGTGGTATTGCGAAATTAGCAGCGCCACCAAGTAATTTTTTTATAGGCTCTGGTATAGCATCTACAATCGCCTGAAATATTTTTACTATAGGTGCTACCAAATCAGCAAATCTTTGTTTTATACCATTAGTTAAATTTATAAACTGTTCTTTTAAAATATTGAAACCATCACCCCACGCACTTAAAAAATCTCTTACAGCTTTAAAAGATATTTTTAAAGACTGACCGATCACACCACCAATAACCCTCCCAACAAAAATAATTTCATCACCAAATTTTGTCACCTGTTCTTTAACATTTATCCAACCTTGTTCTAAAGACATTAATGTCCCCACAGCATCAATTCCTATGTCTTTTAAAAAAACTTTTCCTATTTCTGAAACAACCCCTACAACCCCTCTAATAATGTCTCCAACGATTTTAAAAGCAACTCCTAATCCTTCTACAGTAACAGCAGCTACTTTTAAAGTATCTCTTATTATTATTCCAAACTCTGAACCCTCTGTAGTTAGATTTGTAAATGCAGCCCCTATTCTTTTTAACTGTCCAGATATTGTATTAGCTGCTGTAAAAGCGTCTTTTGCGGCTCTTCCTTGTGCATTTGCTTGGTTCTCTAAAGCTTCATTAAATTTAACTAATTCATCATTTAATAAAGGTTGTATTGCTGTAAGTGCCTCAACACTTCCAAATAGTTGAGATAGATTATCTGCACTTGCTCCACCTTTTGCAACAATTTCTTCTAATACACCACTTAATCCTTTTGACTTTAATGCAGCCGCACTGAAATCAATGCCAAGTTTTTCTGCAACTCTAGATGCTTCACCAGTGGGCTTTTGTATCGATGCAATAACTTGCCGTAAACCTGCAAAGGTAGATTCAACAGGAACACCAGTTGCAGTGACAGCAGAAATCGCAGCATTCAATTCATCTATACCTACACCAGCACCAGCCGCGATTGGTGCAATACGACCTATTTGTTTTGCGTATTGATCAACAACAATTTTACCATCAGCCTGTGTCTGAGCAAATCCATCAACTATTTTTCCCGCCTCATCTGCGGATTTTCCATAAGCATTTAAAACAGATGTTGTTGCATCAGTAACAGTTTGCAGATCAGAGAATCCACCAGTAGCACCTAACTGGGCAGCTTTCAAAATATTTGTAATCTCAGCAGTCTCAGCAAAACCAGCAGATGCTAAGTCATAAGATGATTCTAATAATTCAAGTTGTGAAACTTGACCACTAAGCTCATTAGATAAAGTTGCAAGTTTTGGTGTAAGTGCATCTACATTAACTCCCAAAGTCCTCACTCTTGCAGTAGCAAAGTCTTGAGCTTGTAAATCTGTAAATACTTTTGTTAAGATAGCCGCTAAAGCTGCAAACTTTGCAACAGGGGCTAAAGCTGTCATCAGGGCTGCTCCAGCTGCTCTAAAACTTAATGCCGCCCCTTTTGCTGCCGCCCCACTTCCAAAAAACCCTTTAGAGAGCATTGGTAAAGCTCTATTTGCGTCTTTTAGTTTGCTATTTGTTCCGTTTACAGTTTGATTAAATTTTTGTGCTTGAGTATTTACATTCTTTAATGCTGTTATGGCTTGCGTAGCTCCAACTCTTAGTTCTACGTTTGAAACTGCCACGACTAAACAATAACTCCTTTAACTATATCTTGATTTGCGTTTGATTGCATCTATCTCTTAGTTCACTTACTGTCTTGCCTAATTCTGTTGCAAGGAAAAACTCAAAATTTAACCAGTTATCCCCCTTTAGGATTCCTTTACGTTATCAATAGTAGCGTTTTGATTTACACCAAATAAAAACAATTCAATCTCATTCAATACATTCTCTGGCAACTCATTCTGCAAGTTAGCAAAATCTGCTGGGTGAAATGCTTTTGTTCCATCTTCGTTCTCTGCCAACTGACAAAGCATATGTGTAGAAACTACTAAAGGATCATCACTGCCAGCCCTTTGCGTTGCTCTGGCTCTGTCTGCCCTTGTAATAGCCTTGAAATATAAACTGCATACTGTTTTGCCGTTATCATCTTTAACGTCAAATTTACGCCTTTTAGAAAGGTCAAAAGCGTCCTTTAAAAGGTCGAGGGTTTTCTTTTCTGCCATAAATTAAATGCGAAGTATTTTTAATTTACTATATGTCTGAGGTTATTGCACCTGTTGTTTGGAATGAAATGTTTATCAACTGAGTTTCTCCTAGTGTTGCACCATATTCAGCACTTGTAATGATTCCAGAAAAAGCTAACTTTTTAGAACTAGCTGAACTATCAGGGAACAGTTCAAATAATGCGTCACCAGCATCACCTGTTGTCAATATGTCCTCAACAAATGCTAAGTAATCAGAGTTACCAGCATTATCATAAATTAACTCTGCTGACCCTTCACCAGATATAAGACCACCAATAAATGTCTTTGATGTGTTTCCTTGAACTGTAGTTTCTAAAGTATCCTTTGAAACTGATAAAGACCAAGATCTAGTTCCAGCAATGTCGGCTTCAGTACCAGCCGCATTATGAAACATGATCTTACCTACATCGCCTCTAATAGCTGCCATGACAAAAAAAAGAAAGATTTATAAATATATTAACTCTTTTCAGAGTTTTTTACATCTTTTTTAGAATTTTGTTGACTCTCCATATATCTTTTACAATTAGGGTCCCAATATTGTGGATCTCTTACACCTTTGATAGCTTCAATAGCGTCTAGCATTTCATCTGTAATAACAAGTTTTGGCATGATTAAAGATCCTCGTAAATTGTAAAGGTTATTCTGATTTGTGTTTGAAATTTACCCTGTGGACTCGAAGTTAATATTTCGGGTCCGATAGGTGCATCAAAAATAACACTTGATACTGTAATTCTATTGTATAAGTCTCTAAGTCTTTTGCAAATTGTAAGGTTAGACCCTGCCCCAAGACCCTCCTCAGTAAACACATTTAATAAAACAAGGCCATTAATCTGATTATCAGAATCTGTTGATCCACCTTGAGTCAGATATGAGTTGTTCCCAAAGCTAGTAATACATTGAACAAAAGTATCTTCTGCTGTTGAATCAAAGGTCATATTATTGAATACAACAGGGATAGCAGGGCTTGAAGCAAGCTCTGTAGCTAACCTAGCCTCTATTGTGGATCTAACTGTGTTTAAATCTATAGCAGCCACTATAACCTCCTTTTAATTTTTTCATATTCATCATTAGCCCATTTTTGTAATTCTTTTGCAATAAGTTCTGGAAATCCAGCTTGTGTTTGTTGTCTTGTTCTAAATTGACCTTTCCATGATGGGGGTAGGTTTTCACCATAACAAACAGGCTCTGCATAGGGTAGGTTGTTTACTATGGTTCCGCTAGTTGGTTTTATCTCTGTCTGCCATGAGTTCCGTAGCCTACCAGTATCGACTGGTGTAGCCTTTTTTACTCTTGCTGTCCATTCCAGAGTTGTTGCCTGTACAAGAAATACAATTGCATCTTCCATCACATCTGGAATTTCAGTAATTGATATTTTTCTTGTCATGTTTACCTCAAGATAAGATCAAAACTAACAGGTGTATTATTTTGCTCATTCACTATTACTTGAATAATTTTAAATTCAACGCTACTTATAACTACTCTGTCTTTTGTTGTTGGTGCAAATGTAAGATCACCAGCAGATATAGTAAGCAACTTATCCTGTGATTCAATTAAATCATTTACCTGATTTCTTGAAACATTACTTAAAGCACCTTTGATAGTCGTATCAGATGTAGATTCTGTTATAGCTCCAGTAGTGGTGTTATATGCCCCTGCTGTTACTTTTCTAATAGTCACATCACCACCAAGCTTCTTTAATGAAGCACTAGCGGCTTTTTTTAGTGCTTTAGCAAGGCTCATAAGTAATAAGCAATAACCTGACCACTAGCTAAAGTGATACTTGTAATTACCCCACAGACTTCAGAAGATGCCTTCATATCAATTCCATTAATGGTTGATGACCCATTTTCTGTAATGTTTTCAGCAACAAAAGTAGCTTCAGAATTTGATAAAGCGTGTACTTTCCCAAATCTGCCTGTATGAGTTGCAGTATTTGTAATAATGATTGCTGCTGGATATTCGTAGCCGTAACCCATTTTTAAGACCTCTTGATTGATAAGTTTGCTCTTCCACCTATTCTAATACCCATTAGATAGTGGTCAACGATTGGCGGAATACGATCAATGCCCACAGCTCCATAAAAATTTGGAGTTACATTTAAATTTCCTATCACTACATTCTTAAAATCTTCTAAACCACTTAACTCAAGTCCGTTCCTATTGTTGTTTAGATATACAGCCAGAATTACCTGTGCGTGTTTTACCCTATCTGGGATTTCTGTATCTTCGTAATAATCAGCAACTAATCTGTTTGGAAAGCTTAAACCATACAAGTTGGTGTATGTGTCAGGCTTCCTTACTCCTGATCTAGGCCATTCTAGTGCTTGAGTATCGGCTACTCTAGCTCCTAGAAATTTCTCCCTGTCTATTCTTTGGGCTGCTGTAAACAAAGCACGATTTTTATTATCAGTACTAGATCCATCCCAAGCTGCATTGTCATCACTAAGGATTAAACCTTCAATAAATGAGTTTGCATCAGCAAGAGTTATATATGTGTTTGCGTTAGCACCGCCAACAGTAGCATCAAGAGTTATCGCCATTGAGTTTTACCTTTTTGGGCTTAGATTTTGGTTTTGGCTTTTCCAGAGTTGGAGTTAATGAAGCCACCTTTTGAGCAGCTTCATTTCTCTCCCTCATACGCCTAAATGCGTACATTCCCATTAGCTTGATGCACCCTTAAGAGCAACAAAGTTAATAACGATTGCTTGGCTTAAGTTGCCAGCAGATACGTTAGAAACTGTTACTGCAAAAGAACCAGCAGCAATGCTATTTGCGTTCACAAGATATGAACCAGCAGTTCCAGCAGAACCATGACAAGCTACAACAACATCTGTTGCTGCAATCTTGTCGTTAGTTACTGTGAAAGATACTTCAACACCAGCGTCAAGCTGTGCAGCGTTCATAGTAATCTGTCCACTCTCAGTGTTGAGAGTTACACCTGTTGATTTGCTAGTGGCCTGAGTTACAGTTCCACCAGTTGTTGGGCCTACTAAAGACCCAGCAGTTACGTCAAATAATGAAGGCATGATTAATCCTGATTAGATACGTTAGTAGCTCTAACAATACCGATATTCTTTGTCTCATACACCTTCGACCATGATGCAACAGTTTCTAATACAGTTCTATTAGGGTTAACTGTTGATACAGCGTACTTAAGACCTACTGGGTGATAGAT